GGTTCATCTTCGCCTGCGACAGCAGCCATCCGGCTGGAACAACAGGTGGCGAGGCAGAGCACACGCTGATTATCGAGGAGATGCCGGCGCATTCGCATCAACAGTACGTCACAGCTAACCCGGGTGCTGGGACATATAATACTAGGTTAGACTGGAATCAGGATAATCAAAAATTAAATATCTATCCTCAGGTGCAGACAGGTAGCACGGGCGGGAATCAGCCGCATAACAACATGCCGCCCTATGAAGCCGCCTACTGCTGGAAGAGAACGGCATAACAATAAGGAGCTGAACTTATGGCTTTACCGAGAATAATCGAAACTACGGCATTGCTTATTAAATCGATCAGGCTCTTCAGCTGGCCAGTTGGGAGTATATATACTTCCACCAAGCCCACTGACCCACACGAACTCTTTGGCGGAACATGGGAACCCATACAGGATACTTTCCTGTGGTGCGCAGGTCCCACGCATGCGGCGGGGACGACTGGCGGTGAAGAGACGCATAAGCTGGTCATTAATGAGATGCCTTCGCATACACACGGACTGATGCGGTACACCGGCACAGATGATAAGAACTTTTCCGGGCATCGGGAGAATGGTTTGTGCGCTAATGACTCGCCAAATTATCTAGCGGCTAACACCAACGCTACCGGCGGAAATCAGCCTCATAATAACATGCCGCCTTACAGGTCGGTGTACGCTTGGCAGAGAGTGAAATAGGAGGCCTATAATGGGAGATTGGAAGCAGAGAGTAGTTGATGAATACAAGCAGTTGCATGGGCGGTACGAACGACTGTCGGCTTTTATAACCAGATACGAATCTGGCACGCTCACGTTCACACCGAACTGCCCTCTGTGTCTCCTGCGAATGCAGGCCGATACAATGCGGAAGTATCTTGACATCCTTGAGATACGGGGCAAAATTGAGAAAATTAATCTGGCTGATTAGATTGTGCTACAGGGGAATAAAGATGCTCATACAGAGAATGATGCTGGGTAGCAGGGTACAGGATAAGACAACATGGGATTTGGGATACACAAATATCTGAGGGCTAACATGGATAATCCGGATAATCAGTATTTCCCTTTTTCCACCCTTACAGGACAATCTTCTGATGTCCCCGATGAAGAGGAAGAGGAAGAGAAGGAATATCAGGAGTTTCATAAGTTTCTGGAAGAAATTTTTGGAGTATACGAATGATAGTACAGCGTACATTTCTTGGCGGCAGGCGTTGGACAGGGCCATGGAGAATACGTGTTGACACTAAGGCTGGGGGTACTTCCAACCTTACGATGACTAACTACATGAGTAGTAGCTCCAGTAGCTACCCCATTCTTACCGACTGGGGTGATGGTACTCATACTGTATCAAAAGACATAGCCTCTCATACTTACGCTAGTGATGGCGACTACGTTATATCTCATTACTCATTGGATAATTTTAACACAGCCCTTTTATTAACAAACGGCGGTCATAAAAATATTGTTGAAGTGATTGACCCATTTCCGAGACTTCCCTCTATGGGAGATGGATATTCACAGACTTTTCGCGAGGACGACTATCTACAGACTATCCCCTCAAATTTATTCGATAGTAATGCTGACTTTATAACAAACCTAGTTTATACATTCTATGGTATAAAAGGGGGGCCGTTACATATACCAGCCGGATTGTTCAAGAACTTATCCAGATTATCGTATATTTCAAATATATTCCGTGATAGCGTTCTTGACTATATACCCAATGGGCTGTTTGAGGGGATGGTTACAATAACTGACGCAAGAAGGACGTTTGAAGGCGCGAAAGCATCCTATTCTGGTAACAGAATTTTCGCTGGTTGCACGGGGCTTTTAGACGCTACCTACTGTTTCACTGGTGCTGTTATCCCGATTTTTGGCGATGATACATTTAATGGCTGCTCTGGGATAACCAAATTTGGTAATACATACAATTTCGCTAATTTGCCCGCTACCAAGAGTGTAGGAGCCAGAACTTTCGCTAATTGCACAGGTATTGGAAGTTGCAAGTATAATTTTGGTGGTTATTCCGGTGGTACCCCGAAGCTGGAGTCGATAGGCGATTACACGTGGCAGAACTGTACAGCTTTGGAAAGTGCTGACTTTTTTCTGAATAAGGCACCCAAACTTAAAACGCTGCCGTCGCACACTTTCTCTGGCTGCACCAAGCTAACAGACTTAGACCGTCTTTTCTTTGACAATGGGTCTTCGTTAGGCGCTATGGATCTATATCTGGATAGCTGTCCTACAACGCCCTACTTTGCGTTTGAAAGTGTTCCGGACATGACAGCAACCACGCGGCGTGTAATCCATGTACCCCATGGATGCACAATGAGAAGCGGATATCCCAATAAATATACAGTAGTGGCGGATAGGTAATTATGTTAGCGCAGTATCGCTGGGCCTCTCTTGCTCAGGACCTTGCCGTTATGCAGGTTCCGGATACACCCATTACGGAACTTGACACTATTTATAATACATATAATATATCCGAAAAAGACCTCCAGAAGATTCTTATTGTTCCTGAATTTCAGGACATGTACAGGAACTCGCTGGAACAGCTCAGAGCCAAGGGAAGCAGAGCCGGGTCTATGTACAGAGCGGGGACACTTTCACAGGCGCTTGCGGAGAAGCTCTTCCGGGACGCGGTGAATGAGAACATGAAACCCGCTGAAGCATTGAAGCTCCTTGAACTTCTTTATAAAGTTTCCGGTTCCATGAATACAGAACAGCAGGTAGTTAATACACAGGTTAATGTAGGTGTGGCCATCCCTGTACCGGAAGGGATGAAGAACCATAAGCTCGACCACCTCAGGAGCGCGGATGTTTAACTACGTTCCATCCCCTACAGGTCTGAGATTTCATGAATCTGACAAGTATATAAAGATGCTCTGCGGCCCTTACGGCAGTGGCAAGTCCTGCTGTTGCGCCATGGACATTCTTTATTATGCCTGTGCCCAGCCTGTAGCCAAGGATGGAATGCGGTACTCCCGTGTTGGAGTCATTCGTTCTACATATCCTGAACTCACCTCCATGACCCGCAAGTCTCTTCTCGAGGTACTGCCCCGGGAATGCGGTGATATTACTGGCGCAGTAGCTCCTCTTCGCGGTGTTTATCTTATCCCTTTGCAGGACGGCACTACGGTTAATCTGGAGCTCAACCTGTTTGCCCTGAAAGGCCCTGAGGATTGCAGTAAGATTCTCTCCGCTAACTGGACGTTTGCGTGGATAAACGAAGCAACCGGTGTTTCCCCGGAAGTCTTTGCCGCTGTACAGACCCGTATCGGGCGTTTCCCTTCACAGGATTTGGGTGGCGTAAACTGGGGCGGGATTATCATGGATTTCAACCAGCCTGAGCACGACTCATGGCTGGACGTGTACATGAAGAACCCTGAGCCGAACTGGTTTGTTGTGAAACAGCCCCCTGCGGCTCTGCGCCGGTTTGATGAGAATGGGAAGAAGCATTTTGACGTAAACCCCGATGCGGAGAATCTCCGTAATCTGGGTGCCAAGGAAGAAGGCGACCCCGAGGATATGACGCCTGAAGAGCGGGGCATGCGGTACTACCGCAACCAGATACAGACCCTGCTTAAGAACGGGCGTGTTGATGTTGTAGAGAACCAGTACTGTCTTCTTGACGTCCCTGTTGTGGAAGGCAAGCCAGTATTCTCCAACTTCTCCCCCTCCCGTCATATTGCCGACCACGAACTCACGCCCATGATGTTCCATGAGGTTGTGCTTGGCGTTGACCAGTCTGGTATTCATCCTGCCGCGGTTATACTCCAGAATCAGGACGGCAAATGGTGTGTACTGGATGAGCTGTTCGCTGACAATGAAGGGTTTGAGAACTTCCTTTACGGCATGCTGATACCGCTTCTCCGGGGCAAGTATCACACGAATCCTGTTGTAGCGGCTATTGACCCGTCCAACCAGAGGGACTCATGGACAGGCATTACTCCCCGACAGCGTTTTGAGGAAGCTGGCATACCTGCTGTTACTGAGATTACAAACTCTCCGAAGGCCCGTATTCAGGTTGTGGAGCACATGCTCAACCTTGATACAGGCGGTCTTCTTATAAGCCCATCCTGTAAGAACATCATTAATGGGTTTACGCACGAGTACCGGTACAGGAGGCTGAGAGCCAGTGGTTCTATCGGTACGGTATATACCCCCCAGCCTGAAAAGAACGAAGCGTCCCATTATCAGGATGCTCTTCAGTATGCGGCCCTGCTTATACAGAAGGGCATTGATTACACTGATGACGATCTTTCCGATGTAGCCCGTAAATTATCCGAGAGCAGAAATGTTCTCCGTAGGATTATCTAATAATGGCAGACGAAACTGTTTCCAGTACAGACAGCAATGGTATAGACTGGCTCAGGGAGATTGAGGATATTCCTTCCAATGTCTCTGACAGGCTGGGCAAAGAGGTTCTCCGCAGATGGAACGGCGCAGTCCTGTGGCAGAGTACCGAGCGTGTCAACGGCAAAGGGCTCAGGGATGTGCTCCGTGAATGCTGGGAACAGCAGAACGGGGTTTTGTCCTGTTCAGACCAGCAGATAGCTGATGCTCTCGGGGTTAACGCCATAGTTAATCTCACTGCTCTTAAGACCGGTATAGCGAATGCTTACCTTAGTGACGCGCTAATCAGCAGTACATTAACTCTCCCGTGGGTTATCATGGCCACGCCGAGGCCGAGTATCTCTCCGGAGTCCCGTGAGATGCTTCTTACCGTTCTGAAGCAGGGGTTCTTTGAGAACCGTTTTCAGAACGGTACACAGATGGTTGATTTCATCCGCCGCGGGAAACAGCTTCTCCTGCGTCATGAGAAGGAAGAAGCGGATAAAGCGGCTAACGAGATGATGTCCCTGTTGGAAGACCAGTGTGCTGAAGGCGGGTTCAACAGGGCGCTGTCTGACTTCCTCCATTACTTCACGGTATATCCTTACTCAATTTTTACCGGCCCGTATATTACGAGAAGCCCCCGTCTGACGTGGGGCAGGAACAAACCCAGAGTACAGACGGAAGTACTTCCTGTATTCCGTTCCATATCTCCGTTTGATTTCGCCTATTCTCCTGACAGTCCGGATACCCAGCGGGGAACCTGTGTGTTTACCCGCACACTCTGGACACGCAAGGAGCTTCTTGATGCGGGCAAGCTCAGCTCTTACATATCTGAGAATGTTCTGGATGTACTGAAGAAAGCAGATACGAATGATGAGTTCAATCTGAACTGGCTGACCAGAGAGCCCAATTCGGAAAAGAGAGACCTTGCCCTGTGGGCGTCTAACGTTGCTCCTATCGAGGTACTGACTCATTACGGTATCATGTCCGGACGGGAATTGGCTGAGTACGGGTTCCACAGTCTTGACCGCAGTGAGTTCTACAACTGCGAGATTTCCATGGCCGGGTATAAGGTATTGCAGGTCAAGGTTAACTCCGACCCGCACATGCAGACCCGTCCTATTTACACGTCCAGTTTCTACCGTACCGGAGGCGACCGTATCGCCGGAGACGGTATCGCCCAGCGTATCCGTGACGTGGAACGGGCGTATCATTCCTGTCTGATATATCTGATGCGCAATGCCGCCAACGCCTCTGCCCCTATGTGCGAGGCCGACTACAGGCGGCTTATGAAATATATGAAGGATACTGACCTTGGTACTATTGTACCGGGAACGATGTATCTTTCTGATTCCGACCCGTCAGGCGGAAGTAATCCGGCCCTGAGGTTTTTCAATATCCCCTCCAATCTCCCGGCTTACTCACAGCTTCTGGAGATGTTTATCCAGCTGGCTGACAGAGTAACGAACATTCCGGCGGCTCTGCATGGCGAGGCTGTAGGCTCGGGCGCAATGCGCACATTCCGCGGCATGTCCCTTCTTCAGGGCAACGCTACACGGGCTCTGCACGCGGCGGTAGGGAATATTGACAATAATGTGTTCGCCCCGCTCGGTGAGCTTATGTACAACATAAACATGCTGTACGCGTCCGACTCATCGGTAAAGGGTGACGTACAGATAGTTACCAAGGGTGCGGAAGGCCTGCTCCAGAAAGAGACGGAGAAGCAGAACGCTATGGAGATGCTTCAGGTTATAGGCGCTGTAGGCGGTTCCCTCTCCGGCGCTGTTAATCTGACCCCTGTCGTAGGCTGGGCTGTAAAGAAGCTCTTCGGAGCGATGAATATTCCGGATGATGTTCTTGAGCAGATGAACGCTCCCGTACAGGGAGCGGCCCCACAGGCGGGCAACGGACAGAGCGCCGGACAGGGTAACGGTATGATGCCGAACTCTAATCCCGCGCCGGACTCTCCTGCCGGGGCTGGTGTTGCGCATGATACAGGAGGGCACGTTGAGGCTTATTAAACCATGGACTCCCGCTCCCGGAGAACGCGGGTACAGGTTTGTTAAATGGTTCTGTGACAATATCAATTTTTGCCACGGGTACTATTACGGCACGGATACCCCGAAGCCGGAAAACAGGGTTTACAATTTCCTGTACAAGTATTGGACTTTCCCGTTTGAACAGCCGGACTGTATCTGCTGTAACACTGTCAGAGGGCTGATTTACGGTGGTATTATTGGATTTATTCTGGGGAGACTCATATGAACAAACTCTGGCAGAAGAACAACCGCACTATGTACTCCAGTGTTTTCAATGTGCCTGCCGGTTACTGCGTCACGTTGTTTGCTACTGGTCTGCTGGATGAGAAAGTCAGGACGTCAGCCAAGGAATTTACTGTACCTCAGATTATATGTGTGAGACGTCTGGTTCATGAATATACAAAAGAACAGGTAACTCCCTGCAAGGGTTGCTGTGGTTTCATTTTTGACCTTGCCAATGTAAAGGCTGATTTAATTAATGACGAGCTTGTTTCAACCTGCGGACGCCCGTGGCAGCTTGACCCCTGCCGTAATATTGGCATAATTGGTGTACCGGGTACATATAGACTGCATATTAATGATGCAACGGCGGTTGGTGTAGCTCAGGTATATGCGGATTGGTACAGAGCCAGTCAGATTCCCTCACAGGTTGAAAGCCTGTTCTTTTTCTAGGAGATACAAATGGGTAATGCTTGTGGTGAAACAAAATACGCCGAAGACGGCGTTATCAACAGAACTACACTGACCAACTCGCAGGTCACTAATTCTGATATACAGAACTCTACGCTGACTGCCTGTACCATCAAAGAGCTTACAGCTATTGATGATGCTTCCGCCGAGAAAATAGCTGATGCTATTTCCGGACTTGACAGCAAACAGCTCCTGAGTCTTGCGACTGCTATACAGGATGCCTTTGCTCCTGTCGAAGGAGACGAGCCGGATTCCATTTCCGGGCCGGAAGTGCCCACCACTATTATTGGGCTTAGGGATGCCCTGCTTGGCAGGCCGTCCGGCTGGGGCCGGTTCGGTTCGTATGTTGTACCGCTGTATAAGTAGGAGTAATAATCATGGCAGTTAAGGAGAAGAAGAATGGCAAAGTGTCAGAAACCGAAAGTAAGCGGGGCGAAAAAGTCTCTCCCTCCATTCATGAAGGGAAAGAAAAGCCAGCTGAAAAAGCCGAGAAAGTAACCAGACACAATCACATGCGTTCTATCCTTAAACAATACTACAACTACTAGGTTATTACGCTATGTCTGTTATAATCGACCTTTCGGCAAACAGGAATTATGAGGCGAAAATCGCCGACCCAAAGATGACTCTTCAGAACAATCCGCTGGCTCGGCCAGCTGACCCTATGCAGGGCATCAAGGATTATAATTTTGGCCGTCTTATGAAAGACGCCAGTCTTCGTTCGTGTCCGGTACGGGGTAAAGAATACTCCGCTATTATGGACACAAGATACAAGGGAGAATAGTTATGGCTTGTTCCCGTTGCGGCGGAAACCGCGTTACCCGTCAGACTCCGCCCCCGTCTGTTACTTCCCGTCCCGGTACTGTGGCTCCCAATCCCGGCCGCAAAACGGCGAAGGAAATCATTACAGGTGTGAAGTATGTTCCTACCCGAGGCGGAAAATAATCCTATCCGTGAGCTTGCCCGTCAGCTCAAGTCAGACGCGTATCTCAAGGAAACGCTCCTTGCGTTCCTTGCGCATATTCGTGAGGGACTGGAAGCGGATTTTGTCCTTGCCGCAAAGACCGGCGTGATGCACCCGGATAAACTGCAAAACGCCGCCATGCAACTTGGCAGGGTTAACGAAATCAGATCCTTGGAAGAAATGATTTACGGTATGGAATAATAAGGAGCGTTTATGTCAGGATTCGACAAAGTACCCACTAATCCGTATCAGGAAAGGGCCGAAGCATTCAGGAAACAGAATGAGCCGGGTGGAACAAATCCCCCGACCCAGACGACAGACCAGCAGACCGCTCCCGCGCAGCCTGCGGGTGTTCAGCCTGCTCCTGTACAGCAGCCGGTTAATCCCCCGTCTGCCCCTGTACAGCAGCCTGCTCCCGTACAGCCTGTAGCTACTCAGCCCCAGAATGCCGGCACTTACTATGACCCTGCTCTTATCCAGAATCTGGCATATGAGCGTGACCAGCTCAGACAGCAGCTCGCCGCTGACCAGCAGAAGATGGCAGACCTTCAGAAGTCTGCTGATGAGCTTAACGACCTCAGACGCAGGGCCAGTATCAGGGCTGACATCCAGCAGCAGGCCATTGACAATCTGGAGTCTGTGAGCCCTGAGGATTACACGGCTATTGTTGAATCCGCTACCAATCTGGCCATGGCTCAGACAGAGCCGCTTAAGAAAGAGCTTGAGCAGCAGAGGAAAGAGCTTGAGGAGCGTACCCGGTATAATCAGCAGATGCTTGAGAATACCCGCAAGGACCTTCTTAACGCCCGTATTTTTGCCGCTCATCCTGACTTTGCCCAGATGGTCAACACTCCCGAGTACCGGAACTTCATGGCCCAGCGTGACGGTCTCAGTTCTGAAACCCGAGACGCCCGTGCCAGCCGGGAATACCTCAACGGCAATACTGACTACGTTATTGACCTCCTGAACCAGTTCAAGCAGAGTCGTAACAATGCTGTGGGTGTTGCTACTGTACCCCCCGTGCAGGTGGCTCCCGGTGCCGCACCTGCGGCGGCGCAGACTACTCCAACCCGCTACACCCTGCGGGAACTCAACAACCTGTTTCAAACGAGGCAGATTTCCGCTGAAGAGTACAGGAAACTTCTTCCTGAAGCCCGCAAGGCAGCTGTCGAAAGTCTGTCATCCATGTCTTAGGAGAATAATTTATGCCTATGTTTCCCAGTGCGTCCGGTTATACCGGAATGGAAGCAACCCCGCTTGCCCGAGTTGGGTACAGCGATATTATCCTTTCCAAAATCTACGAGGAAGACTGGCTTCCCCGTATCACCAACTCTGAGCTTCTTGAGCCTGTTACGCAGTGCAACCAGATTATTCAGCTTATGCGCGCTCCGGAAGTCGGGCCTATGCGTTCCTACCAGAAGAACCAGCAGCTTGTTCCCAATACCGTTACTACGGAAGCTCGCTGTCTTCAGATTTGCTTCGCCTCTTATCAGGATATTAAGTTTGACTCTCTCGATGTTAAGCAGGCCTGTGACCGCTGGGCTGATTATGAAGAGAAGCTCCTTGAAGCTATCTACCAGTCCTATGTTGATGAGCAGAGGCGTTTCGTTCTTGGCCGCATGATGGCTCAGGTTTCCCCTCTTACTTCTCTCAGCGCCGCCGGCCGTCTCCATGACATCGACCTTGGCGCTCCGGGTAATCCTGTGCATGTCACCCCGAAGAATCTGCCTGTGGTGCTCGCCAATCTCCAGCGTGCCCTGATTGAGCAGAAACGTTGGGTTGACGGCGGTATGTTCATTATCGTGCCGCCTATCCTCCGTACCTACCTTGCCATGAGCAATTATGCCAACTCCGAATGGAGCTGTAAGTGCGGCGGTATTGTCTCCGGTATGTGGGACCATGAGCTCTTTGGCTTCCAGCCCATTGAGTCCATTCATGTTCCGGTTCGCCGTGACGAATCCGGTGCCCTGTCTTTCTACATTATCGCTGGCAACAAGGACGCTACTGCCTATGCCAGCAACATCATTGAGTCCCGTCTGATTACCAACGACCCGAACAGCTTTGGTATCCGGTATCAGTTCCTCGCCGCTTGGGGTGCGGAAGTTATCTATCCCGAAGCCCTCGCTATGGGTTATTGGACTTTCGACCCTATTAACTAGTAGGAGTAGTGAATTATGGCAGTTATTAATCTCGCCCGTGGCGGTATGCCTGATTTCAAAGGCTGGTTCTGTGATGGCCAGTCTGCGGAATTTACTCCGCCCTATGACGCTCCCCATGCGGAGTTTACCCCGCCTTTTGACTCTCACGCTGATGCCGCTATGGGTCAGGGGTTCCTCAACCTCCAGTTCCCGCTGGTTCCGAATCTGAATGATACCGTTGGCCACCGCTGGATGCAAAACCTGCTTAAGGGCGTTAAGGCTGTGGGTGATGTGGTTCTGACCAACTGGGTTCCCCAGCGTGCCTATCTGGACTCCGTGTATTACGAAGTCACTAAAACTGATGCTTCTCTCGATGGTGTGTACCTTACTCCCGTTGCGAAACGTGCTGTCTGGAACTTCACTACCGAGGAATGGGAATACAAGGATGTGACTGCGTTTGCGGATGCCATGACCGCGGCTAAGATTACCCAGTTCCCTGTCGGTACTCCGCAGGACGGCGATAAGCTGTACGGGTTCACCCGTCTTACTGACCCGCTTGCTACCTTCGGCCACAATATTGTCAAGCGTGATGCTACCGGAAAGCCTACTGCTGGGTATGATGATTCTTTCGGTACTGTTATGCTCGGCTTCAAGGTTGCCGCTGGCGACCCTGACAAGATTGCCGCCCTGTGGAAATCCACATTCGCCCTGTACTTCTCTTCCAAGCTGCTGGCTTTTGAGGGCAGTACTCAGATTGGCTAAGGGGGTTTGTTATGGCGCGTACCTATACGGGCCCGGCTTCCAAAGATACCGTGAAAGGCGGGAAGAAATTCCCGCTTAAGAAGGTTGGAAGCGACCACAGTATTGACCTGACCATGACCAACGGGACTGACAAGGCGCGTGGTATTATCATGCGTACCAAGTGGAGTCAGGGCGTCCATGGTGGTTTCACTCCTGCCACGGAGAAGTCTGTCAAGGGGCAGAAGCCCAGTTCTGTGGCGAAGTAGTATATAATAAGGAGCGGTAGTCATGAATCAGAACGCAACTACAGTTGGGAATCAGGACGTTTCCACTGTGTTCAACCTCAATTCCGAAGAACGGGCCGGTTTTCTCGAACATCTTGGGGTTAAGAACGCCACACCTCCGCTGGCGCATTCCCCCTGCCTGAAGAACAAGAAGACCGGCATTATCCTCCCATGGAACCCGATGCTTGCAGAGCAGAGGGACATACTGGAATGCTGTGATGAGCAGGGCAATACTGACCCTGCGGCATGGCAGGACAAAGTACAGGAGGACAGTTCCGAGGATGAAAGGGAACTCATGGCTGCCGCCCTTAATGAGGCTACATCCCGTCAGAGTAAGATTGCGCAGGAAAAGATGAGCTCGTTCCGTTCTACCATGAAGAAGATGAACCAGCCTGCGCAGTCTGACCAGTACGGGGATAAGGCTGTGCCTTATGAAGATATTGAGAAACTGATGTCGAAAGCGGAGTTCTGATGACAGTACAGGATATAATCGGGGATGTCTCCCGTGACCTGAATGACCAGGAACCGGGGTATGAATACACACGCTGGTCTGTTGCACAGCTTCAGTCCTATCTCTCTGAAGCGCTTATCAATGACAGCTACCTTCTTAAAGACCTGTTCCATACAGAGAAAATTGTGCGGCTCATGCCCGGCGGTGACTGGCAGAATGTCTGTGACTGCTCCGAGATTATCCGTATTGTTGGTGAATGTACTGAGACCGGTGAAGTGTACCGGTATCTCACCCGTACATATGACGATGAAAGGCTCAACTGGCCGGGGTCTGTATATCCGAACTGTATAAACCCCGAGACAGATGAGCCTTTCTCATATGTCATAAGCTCAGTAGACATCAGCAGATTCAAAGTCATGCCTCCGGTTGCTCCGGGGCAGAACCGGTATGTTCTTGTGCAGTGCTATACAATGCCGACCGGACGTTCTCTTAGTGAATCAGTACCGGATGAGATGGTTGCTATTGTCAAGCAGTGGATGCTTTACAGGGCGCTTATCATGGATTCCGAGAACTCACCCACTATCAGTACCATAGCCGGAACGCACCTGACTACACATGACAACCTGCTGAAACGGGCTGTAGACCGCAGAGAGAAGGAGAAAGCAGAACGTGAGCGAGACGCAGATAATTTACGAGCCGTTCAAAACCAGACCGCTCGATAGTTTTCTGGAAGAGCTCCGGTTTGAGTATCCTACTCTTCCCGCCCAGCTCTTCCAGTTCTACTTACTGAAAGCCGCAAGAAACATGGCCCGTCAGGGCAACCTGATACGCCGTCGCGCGGCAGTTAATCTGGAACCATGTATCACCAGATACCGGCTGGAATCCCCGGATGGACTGGAGATATGTGGTATCCTGCGTTCATATATCATTCCGTGCGGCTGTTGCGGCGGACATGACGCCAGAGAGACTTTCACTCTGCCGCAGGGGTGCACTCCCTGCGGCAGGGAGATTGTCTGGTATGATGACCTTGAGAAGGTACTGCACGTCAGACACCCGAACAGCCCCGGACGTCTTCTTGCGGAGCTGGCCGTTATGCCGGGACAGGATGCCTGTGAGCTTCCTGACGTCCTGTACACTGACTGGCTGGATACTCTGCTTATGGGCGTGCGGGCTTATATAATGCTTATACCGGCCCGGCCATGGACAAACATCCAGATGGGACGGGCGTATATGACTGAGTTTGAGAAACGCACATCAGCCGCCGCTATGGAGACAGCAACGCACAAAATGCGCGGAAGTATCCATATGCAGTTTGGGAGAGTAATGTAATGTCTGACTGTACCCCCAGAATCACGCCTCAATGTGACGGAGAGATTACCTCCGCGAAAGAGGAAGGTGCCTGTCCTGACTGGAGTATGTGTCTTCCTTTCGGGGGCAGAATGTATTCCCGTGAAGGATGCGTCCGTGTGGAGAAAGGCACCCCTCCCGCAGACGGCGTGTATGACCGCGTTGTCATACAGAACGGATGTATCGTTTCTCTGGAAGGCAAACAGCTCCCCATTTATAATCCTCCTACCTGCGCTCCCGAGCCCTGTTCCTGCTCTGACAGCGGGGGCGGGGGGTCTGTCAGTATATCCTCTCAGGCAGGGAACCTGACACGGGAGGATACAACAGGGGCGCTTCTGACCACGCTCAGCGCGCAGGCCGGAGATGGTATCGCTATACAGGGTACAGGAACCCAGCGTGACCCGCTGATTATATCCTCCAACCCTGACCCGTCTGAATTGTTTGTTGTCAGCGCTGGCAATTCCGGTATCAATGTGTCCGGTTCCGGTACGAGAGAAGACCCTGTTAAGGTATCCCATTCCGAGGAAGGATATGAGGGTTATATCAACGGGATGTCGTTCGACCGGTACGGGCATCTCACAGGTTATACCGCTCCCTCCACGGTCAGTACGGTCAACGGCGTTATTGGTCAGGGGCATATTCAGGCTGACCTTGCCACGTCCACGGGTGTTGTTACGCTCAATATCGCTGACCCTATGTTCAACCGTGCTGGTGAGTACAGGCTCGGCGGTTTTGACGTCACCCTTGATGACAAGAACTTTGTCACGAATATTGTACAGAAAATATCAGTAACGCCCGGTGAGAGGTATATGGGCGTACAGCGTGTGACTCTCACAGAGTCCGGTACGCTTACTGAAATAGTAGATACATCGGCATCTGAAATACTTGTCTATGACCATGCGTCCAAGCGTTTCCCCCCGGGAACGAAATCAGACGCCTATGTTATAACGTTTGACCTTGCCCGTATCGGCTCTTTCCGTATCCGGTACAGGGACTGCAAGCGCCCGACTACAAGCGACTCCTCCGGAAAGACCACGGTTACGCCTATCAGCGGTACTATCTATGTTGACGGCAAAGCCGTTGATACTGATGTAGTCATGTATAATGAGCTTACAGCCCTGACTACAGCCCGTTACGGCCTCGGTAATCACACAGTACAGGTTATCGGGGATATGAACGGTGTGGGTTACATGGACATTGAAGTTGTGACGGCCTACTAATGCAGACAGCAATTACACAGTTTGGCGGTATTGTCCCGCGTACTCCGGAGCATAGTCTGGCTGTCACGCAGGCTACACTGGCACTGAATGTCAACCTGCGCAGGGGACAGCTCGAACCTTGGCGTGAGCTCTGTAAGTACAAAGACGTACCCTCTACAGCCGTATCTCTGTATATGTACGGGCACTGCCTGTATACATGGGACAGTGTTGTTTCCGTAGCTGAGCTTTCTCCCGAATGGCAGAGGCTGTACATCACAGGCAACAGCGACAGCCCACAGGTGATGGTGCGCGGCAGTTGCTGTGATATGACCTATTACAGGCTTGGCGTTCCTACCCCTCCTGTACCTCCTCACGCTTCCGCACAAGAGATGTGCGGCCGGGCTTCAGATACCCGCTCCTATGTATATACATGGGTTAACCAGTGGGGAGAAGAATCAGCCCCGTCTCCTGCCAGCAATCTGGTCATGGTTGCTGACGGGACTTCTGTTTCTGTGACAGGCATATCCCTCCCGCCTGACGGGTATGGGATTGTCAGCGCCAACCTGTACAGGAGCTCTACCGGCTTCCGCCCAGTAGACGGCAAGACCCAGACCCCGCTTACTGACTATCTGTTCGTAGCGACTATCTATTTCCCGTCCGTATCCTATACCGATACGGTTCTCACAAAGAAGCTGGGTATGCCGCTTGATACTGTGGATGTCACACCCCCGCCGGACAGACTTCAGAATATCACGGCTGTTGAAGGCGTCATCCGTCTGGCAGGTTCCGTAGCTAACAGGGTGTACCTCTCGGAGAACTTCCAGCCTTATAACTGGCCTGTTAAATATGAGCTGACTCTGGACAGCAGTATCATTCACATGAAGTGCCTTGACCAAAAGCTCTACGTAACGACTTCTACGACACCCTACATTATTGACGTATCCAGCTGTGATGATACGAAGTGTACTCCCGTAACTGACATTGGCAGACCGCTCCCGGATATATCCTGCGGGCATTATAACAGCGCCATCATTACACCCTTCGGCCTTATCTATTCGTCCGACCCCGGCGTTATCCTGATTGACCCGTCCGCACGCTGGCATATCCTGACGTCCAAATGGCTCACTGCTGAACAGTGGCATCAGCTCGCCCCTGAGACAGCACGGTTTGAGTACTGGAACGGATACCTCTTCATTATCACAGACGAGACAAGTTTCATCCTTGATATAGACGGCGACCCATATGGGGATGTCAGGGGCATGGAGCTCTCCAATATTTCCGATGCTCCTATAGCTATGCAGGCCACCAATACTGGACAGCTGATGTTCCTACAGGACAGCGCGGTGTGGTTTTGGGATAAGAGCGACACGTTCAGACCGTTTGAGTGGAAGAGCAGAGAGTTGTACAGTCCCGGTACTGAGACAATAAACAAGCGTTCGTTCTACAGTCCGGCCGCGCTACGTCTCCGTTCTGTACAGACATTTGTACGTGTGGAAGATGACCATGGCCATACAGTGTATGAGCGTACTATCTCGGGCGACAAGCCTGTAAGACTCCCCAAATGCGGAAGGCACCTCAGTTACAGACTGTACTTTACAGGTACAGAGACAGTAGAGTTTGCCGAACTTGGGACGGCTATAATCGCCAAATAGACATGTTCTGGGTATTTTAATAATATGCTGTCAGGAGCAGATTATGAGAGTAGACATTCTTGAACCTGATATAGACCTTAACAAAGCCATTGATACTCTGGGCCGTGTACTGGGGCCCATGCTTGGCAAAGCATGGGAAAACAAGCGTAAGGCCTATGACGACAAGCCGTTCAATCTCAATGTCAATGTGTTTACCCAGCTCTGGATAAACAAGGACATGAAGATTTTTGTCGCCTATGACGATAACGACAATAACAATGTTGTCGGGTTTCTCACCGGTACTGCGTACCGGCCTATGCAGTACAGCGCCCGTGTCTTCCAGATACAGGACTGGTATACCGGCAACAGACCTGAAGTAGAAAAGGCCCTGTTCAGCTTCCTCTCCGAAGCTGTGAAATTTCTCGGGACTGATGAAATCCTTATCTCCAATACCGAAGGTGAGGGAATCCCGGATATTCCGGGAAACTGGAAACAGGAAACTGTCATTACAACGCGCAGGTTCGTTAAGGTGCAGTAATGTACGCCGATGACCTTGAATGCAATCCGAAGCACGGTACAAACGACCAGCAGTATGGGCTGTTCGCTAATATCCTTGCTGACGCCGCTATTCTTTCAGCGGCCTACAACTCCGCACGGGCTGTAGATATTGCAACAAAGGAATGGAACATGGCCAAGAAGTACTGGCGTATCGCCCGTAACTGGCTTGACCATTACAAAGATTACTACGCTCCTGTTGAAGATCAGGAGATAAACGAAGCGCTTAATATTCCGGCTGAAACGCCCCAGTATGACGCTACCGAAGGACGCGCCAGAACAGCGGCCATGCTTCAGTTCCGCGGTCAGCTTAAGAAGAGTATGCGCTGTACCTCCCGGTACTGTACAGGGCTCCGTAAGGATATGCTTGCCAATATCCTTTCCGCTCAGGCTGACGCTCTGAGCCTTGCCGAGGGTCTTGGGTACAGGAACGAGCGTGCCTATCTGGAGTCTCGTGATGACGTGCGGTTCAGTAAAATGCTGAACACGGCCAAGCGCGGGCGTGACATTATAGCCGACAACGTGTCCCTGATTAAAACTTCCGCCGGTATCTATGGCAACCTGTACAATCAGGCATGGGAAGGACTGGCCGGAGCAGGACAGTATCTTGGCTACTCTGCCAACAGAAACACGCCATCTTATCCCACGGAATACCTGTCCCGTACTGACATTAACCTTGGCTACACACGCAGTGCTATAAGAGGTGAGGTACGGGGAGCGATTGAGGATACAGCCGCTGCCAGTGAGTCGCTGCTGAAGGAGAGCTTCTAATGCCTGAATGTACATGCGCAGACCCTACTGCTGTATCCAATGCCATTAATCAGCAGAGCAGTAATATCTCTTCCAGTGTCAACGCTCATGGCCAGACGCTCGACCAGACTCTCTATGGTCAGACGCTCCGTGCCGGTACTACAGGAGGCAACTCCCGTTCTACCGGTACAGGACAGGCCAGCCACGGCGCTATAGGGCCGCTCCGGTTCTGTAACTGGGCCGCTCCTGAATACGGCCCTGAAGGTGAGAACCTCCGTACTCTGGCGTTTAAGGGCGCGGCTCTGGCTATCGCCATTGCCAATGGCATAGCACAGGGACAGATAGCTGACATGCAGCAGGACTTGGCTAATTCCTATTATGATATGGCCAAGTATAAGTGGGACAGGTTCAGCAGGAAATATGTGCCGCTGGAAAAGAAACTGCTCAACGAGGTAAGCTCCGAACCTGTACGGACACTCCAATGCGGCAGTGCGCGCAACAGAGCTAATTCCTCCGTGAACAGCGCTTACAATGAAGCTGAGATATACCTGTCGCAGAAGGCGAAGCAGTTCCATCTGTGCATGGACAGCTCATTAATGGGCAGTTTCAGCCACAGGAAGGCGCTGGCTCTGGCGGATACGGCGAACTACAACCTTGCTGATGACCAGTGGTACACCGATTACAAGAACGATAAGCGCTGGAACCGCCGCAGTTCTGTACTCAATCTTGGCCGCAACCTTGGTTCTGAAGCAACCAGCTACGGCGATGTGGCGCGTTCCCTCATGGGCAACGTCAGTTCCCAGATTGAGAATGCCGCTAAGGGCCTGATGTCCGCTCTTGGTTATTACGGCTCCCGTAACGATACATATTACCCAACTTCATATCTGGGGCAGACAAACGCCCCGCTTGCTAATATAGGCACTATGGCCGGCAATGGCGCGCAATCCGCTCTGGACGCCAGCTCGGCTCTGGATGCCAGCCGATAAGGAGACAGTTATGGCTTTTCTCGGCAACCTCGGTTCAGTAGTCGGAGCGCTTGGGTCTCTGCTTCCCGGCTATATGCAGGGTGAGCGTCAGGCTGTACAGGACAACTGGGCTGACCTTAACTATTATAACAAAGCTCAGGCCGGACAGCTTCAGAATATGTATGATGAGCGTGTGATGAATGACCGCATCAATATGGCTCATGACAACGCGCTCATGCAGAGCAACGTTCGGGCGAACTCTGACCTTAATCTGTTCAATAACTATCTGTATGAGCCCTACACAATCAGACGGGCCCAGTGGGACACGGCATACGCTGACCAGCTCAATAACGCCCGCATCGGGCTGACACTGGCCGGAGCGAACATGGCAATGAGTAACCCAATGTCCCTGCTTGCTTCCATGGGTCTGGGCGGTATGGGTGGTAATAACATGCCCATTGGTGCAGGTGGTATGCCCGGGGCTAACCTGTACCCCAGCAGAATGTAGGAGAAGATAATGGCGCGAAATATTTACGAACCTGTTAATGCCAATGGACAGGTGATACAGGTACAGACTACCCCCGCTTATCAGATGCAGGGTACAGTGGTTCAGCGGCCGGCAGGATTTACCGCCCCGGCTCCGCGTCCTGTTGTTCTGAATAATGGGTATAACTATTCTCTTCCCGGTTCTTATGAAGGATATACTCAGGCCGGTATTCCGCCGATTATGGGGCAGGTCAGCCCTTACGCGCGCATAGGCCTTACCCGTCAGATGAACGGCGCCGTTACGCCGCTTATCGGGTTCCCCTCTGTATACCCTCATGTTGTTGACGGGAATTACTACGACTACAGCCAGCCGCTCGTCCTGTCCGCTCTGGCCGCCGCTATGGCTAACTGGAGCCCGATTCCCGTAATGGGCGCGGGTGGGCGCGGCGCTACCCTTGCCGGTGCTGTAAATCATGGAGGCGGCACTGGAGGCGGAGCTCCCCGTACAGAAGGAACCCCTGCTCCTGTAGCCATGCCTTCCCAGCCTGCTCCTGCTTACGGCGGCGCTGGTCTCCGCCTCGGCCCCCGTCAGCAGACAATCCCCGGTGTTGCGTACAGGACTACTCCTGCCGAAGAACGGATGCCGCGATGGGGCGCTAACCAGACTGATTACTGGGGTGGTATCACAGGCAACGGAAATTATGCAGTGAATAATCAGACTCTCAGCGATACGGTCTTCCCGCCTCAGAACGGCGGGCTTCGCCCTGACGTCCTACAGGCGCAGGAAAGATACAGCGCCGCTATGGGGCTTTCTGATTATCCCGCACAGCAGAGCGCTCCTGTACAGCAGAGCGCCCCCGTACAGCGTACCGCCGCTGCACAGGACGAACCTGTGAGAGTAGCACCCCAGTTACCGAATCCTTTCCAGAATCCCTCTGTACCGCAGTATAATCTGACGATGCCTCAGGTCAGTCAGAGTGTCCCTGCCGGGGCAGGCTACGCTCCCCAGCGTCTCCCGTCTCTGTACGACCCCGCGCGCATCAATCCTTTCATGGACGCCAGTGACAGGGGTTTTGCCGGAATGAATCCGTTCTCTCGTTAAGGAGTTAATATCAATGGCTACCAGAGGAAGAAAACAGTCCGTATCCGCTCAGGATATTCTCCTGACGATGATTAACGATGCTATCAACGATGTCAGCGATGGCAACTATCTTGGCCGTGTCGCGTCCGGACGTGAGGAAACAGCACCAGCTCAGGCTCCTTCCACATACGGCTATTTACAGGCCGCACGCGCGGCGGCTCCTGCGGCACCGGCGGCACCTGTAGAACCCGCCGCTCCTGCCGCTCCTGTGATTAATACTGCTCCGGTAATAAGGCAGATGCCGGATGCCTACCAGCCTATCCATGTTGGTCTTCCCCCGCTCAGTACGTATATGCCTTCTCCTGCACAGCAGAGCGCTCCCGTGCAGTCGTTCTCTCCTCTGAGCACGGAAGTTCGTCCTGATGCGGTGCAGGCGCAGGAAAGATATAACGCCGCTATGGGGCTTTCGGATTACCCTGTACAGCCGAGCGCTCCCGTACAGTCTCTCCCTAACCCCCTGAACACAGCGGTTCGTCCGGATGTGGCGCAGGCGCAGGAAAGATACAACGCCGCTATGGGTATTTACAATTATCCTGTACAGGAGGAAGCCGGTTTCCGTTTCACTGCGCCTCTCCCCATTCCTTACCCTGTGACAATCGGCCCCGTTGCTAACAGTAACGCTCTTCTCAACACGCACGCTCCGGCCACAAATGGCAGTACTCTGGCAGATTCTATCCTCCGCAATGGGTATGACTACATCCAGAGCGCCGATAACCGCAGTCCTGTACAGATTACAACCCGGTAATGACCCATGTTAGAAGATATTCTTCTGTCCAATGACAAATCAGAAAGTCCGGCGGTGGATGTTGTCCTTCCGGTAATGGACCGGATTGAACTCCAGAACAGGTATCAGCCCATGTCCCCCGAGGATACGGCACGTAACCGTCTTTTGCTAATGGCGGCGCAAAATGCTATTAATCCAGTAACGGCTCCGAAGGAGTATCCTACGGATTATGATAACGAACTTCGGGACCTTATAGATTCAGTAAATGTGGAGTAGCATCCATGGCCTTTGACATTCCCCGCGTATCAGGCACAGTCCAGCCTAACAAATTAATAGACGACACCCAGCTTATCAGTGTTCTGGCCAGACAGATTCTTGCGTCCCGTCTGGCTCAGGCACGTGCCGCCGCTGGCGGGGGCCGGCGCGGCGGGGGACGCGGGAACGGCTCATCCGGTAAAGTTACATACGCTAACGTCCTTGACCCGAAAACAGGGAAGTACGTACAGGTTCCCATTACCGGTAACTCCAAGGATGAACGCAAAGCCAACCTTCAGGCTCTGGAGCATAACCAGACAGTTGACAGCGTGCGCGCTGACCCTGCGCTTGGCAAGCTCGATGCTGTAATGAATGACCCTAAAGCCAGTAACGAGACAAAGCGTGAAACGCTGGCGTCAGTCCGTAGGGAACTCAGTCAGAAATACGGAGGCACTGACGATGCCTCCGCTATTATCGCGCGTGAACTGGCCGGAGCCAACAATCAGGTCAAGACTGAGAAGAAGGCCATTGATGACACCAGCGGTTTCTCCAGTCTTATCGACAGTGCCCGTATCGGAGCGGAGTCCCTGTCTAACTGGATTAGCACGCTTGGCGATGATGACAGAACCCGTGACAGAAAAGACCAGGAATCGCAACAGCGCATTCAGGCTATCATAGACAGCAACCCTGACCTGAAAGAGACTGACCTTCGCACCAGAGAAGGCCGCGGCCTTACTGACCGTAATGACGATTTCATGGGAACCGCGCGCAACATGGTGAATACCATGGTACAGGACCCCGGTACTGCTTTACAGACAATCGGTACAGCAGCTGGTGTTCTTGGCGCATCCGCCCTGACAGGAGGTACAGCCGCTGTTCCGCTGGCCGGAGTAATCGGAGGTACGCTGGCAGGAGCCGCGGGTAACGCTGTCAGCGGTGATGTCGGTCTTCGTCAGCGTCTGGCCGAGGATGAGACGCTCAGTGAAGACCAGCGCATCGCCGCGTATAATGACGCTAAATACAGAGAGGCCGCAATGAACGCCGCTATAGGCGGTGTGTCTGGTGTTGTTCCCGCCGCGGCGTCCCGTATCGGGGCTGGTCTTATCCGTTCCGGTACGGGAAGCGCGGGACGTGAAGCCCGCTCTATGGCGGAAGATATTGTCGATAAGACCCTGACAAGCAGAGCCGCCGCCCGGCAAAGCGCTGAGGTTCCGGCAGAGGCCATAACCAGTGCTGAAAGACAGCAGATGGTTAATCAGGTTATGCGTGATGAAACAGCACCGTATATCATCCAGAGGGAAGTGCTCAACAGACCTGTAAAGTACGGCGCTGTACCTGCTGTAGTGGAGGGAGCCGCGTCTAACGCTGTTAATACTCTGGGCAGTAACGCTAACTATAATGCCGCTACCGGAGAGAATAACAGCATCACTAACGGTATTGGTGAGTCTGCTCTGTACGGCGGTCTTATGGCTGGTGCTGGTGGTGCTCTTGGTCTGGCAGGACGGAGAATCCTTAACAGAAACAACACCGCAACACCGGAAGCTCCTGCTCCTATGCAGTATAAAGCGGAAGATTTCGCGGCAGAGAAAAAGGCTGAAACTCCTGCTTCCACTGCCGCTCCGGAGACTCCTGCTTCCACTGCCGCTCCTGAGGCTCCTGCTACTCCCACCGCTCCTGAGGCTCCTGCTTCCACTGTTACTCCTGAGGCTCCTGCTACTCCCACCGCTCCTGAGGCTCCTGCTTCCGCTGTCACTCCGGAAACGCCCGCTTCTCCTGCCACGATGGAAACTCCTGCCTCCCCTGCACCTGAAGCGCCTATTGCTCCTGTACAGGAAAACATTGCCGCCCCTGCTCAGGGAACGCCGGCCATGGCTTCTTCTGTACAGGAGCATCCGGTAGCTCCTTCCGCTCCCACGGAAAGAGTCGAGACACCTCTGTCCAGCCTGATGGCACAGGCTCAGAGGTCTGCGCCTGATACCAGTACGGGGCTTCTCCCCGGTATTACTCCTGACATGGTGCCGGCTGGAACTGGGAAAAGAGCCAGACAACAGGGAACTGCCGCATCCGGAAGAAAGAGACAGTCCGCCGTCCCGCAGAACAGGGATATGGTTCTCCTTGATTTAATTAATGAGGACAGAGCCAGAAAGGCTCTTCCGCCCATTACCACGAATACTGCACCGGTAAATATCAGCCCCGCCGGAAAGAGAAGACGTAGTGGAAACACGAAGCGCAATCAGACAAACATACAGGGAACGCAATCAGTTACCCCCGATGGAACTGTTGGACAACTCAGAGAAGGAACAGTTAATCCGCCGGATATTGACGTTAATCGCCCAGTGGCAGCCAATACCGCAGGAATTATTGAACCCATTACCAATAGAAACCCTGCGGAAATTAGAACAGATAATCAGGGAAATCAGACGGCAGGGAGCGGCAGGCGGCCCAATGAAAACGCCTCTGCGCCTGAAAATTATGCGGTCAATGTTGGAGAACAGAGGAGTACCGCAGGAAGACCAGAGCCGGCTGACCGAGGACGAGGTACTGAATCAGCAACCGTTGGAAATGCAGAGTCAGGTCAGAGCGCAGGAAGCCTTGGGACAGAAAGAGGCGCAGGCCAGAGAAGCCCTGATACTGGAGAAAAGCCTAAGCCGCTGACAAAAGTCCAGCGGCAGAAGATGCACGACTCCCTACAGGAGTACTTCTCCAGTACCGGTACGGAGAAGCTCTCCAGCGAACAGGCGGCTGATAGGCTCAACTCCCTGTTCCTGAGACAGGATGACGCGGCTTTATCTACTGCTAAGTCAGCGCCTAATCTTACGTCCCTGATTTATAAACGGGGTCAGTATGCACTTGGCAGGAAAATCCCCAAGAGCATTGCACAGATGTTCCCAAAAGAAGTCGGTAATATTATCACTGACAGAATGAACCGGTACAAAGAATCAAACGGACAGGATAGCAGTGCATTATTCACCGCTGATGATGTGGACGAGATTAAATATTTCTCCGATATGCTGAACAGCGACAGAGCACACAACAACCTTAGCGCCGATGCTGTCTCTCCGGAGAAGCTCTCCTCTCAGACAGAAAAGGCGAAGAAGGCATTTGACGGGGACAATGACTGTATTTCCTAGGAGCCAGAGATAGTTATGAGTGATTGTTACGGAAGTAAAGACGTAGAAAACGAGATGAAACAGGACGGCGGCGGTTTCACTCAGGGCAGTTTCAACAATGCCGCTGATACAGATACAGCTGAACCCTCTGTTCCTGACGCCGAAGCGGACGCTATCTCGCAGAAGGTTAATACGGCGAACAGTATTAACGAGAATATCGGATCCGCTCCCGCCGGAGGAAGTGTCCGTCTCACCCAGACAGATGAGAAAACTATTGGCAGAATGGCCTCGACCTATATTAAAGAGGTCAATAAGTATCGTGAGAATGAAGAGAAGGCCGTAGTCAGCAACTTTAAAAATCTCACGGGACGCATCGCCAAAACAATGAACCTGTACACCAGAATCTCCAGCGGTCTGGCCAGTAAATTCACGGACAAGATGGCTCCCGTGTACATGTTCCTCGCCCGTACCTTTCCTGTACAGGGGCGTTCTGTTATGGAACATCCCGTTGTAAGCGCTATACAGGACGGGCTTCGTACTGTCTCCGGACTTCGTTCAGGGTATTCTGAACAGCTTGATAATATACGCAAGCTCACCAGAAAATACCTCAGGGACAGCGCTATCTCTACCAACAAAGCCCTTGAGCTTATAGGCGACAGGCTCAATCTCTCCCAGATGTCTGTACATACTGACATTATCCTGCGCAACTGGGACAGGCAGATGCAGGAGATTAAGAAAATCGCGGAAGATGAGCAGTTCGAGCTACAGAATCCTGACGCCAATAAGCGGCATATTGACCTTAGTGATGAATACGAAAAGTTACTGGTCAACTATGAATGGCTCACAGCCAACCGCGACAGCACAGGCCCGTTCATCTATGATGAGAAACATCCTACAGCAGGACTGCTTGATAATGACGCCGCTATCCGTGACGGCAAAATCAAAGACCTGCTTGTTCAGCATGGCATAAGCGAACAGCAACAGCAGGAAATCATGAGCAAGATGGCCGGCGTAATCCGGTCTTCCATGACTGACCTGTCAAAGGCCGGACAGGTTTTCCCTGAGCAGGTCCGGTACTTTGCTGACTATGATGACTTCGTTCCGTTCGCGTCAAACCGGGATAACATCAGCAGACCAGTAACGGATACCGATGCGTATCTCCCCGGTAACTTCCATCAGGCTCAGGGTATGGTAAACCCGCCTGTCAGCGCATGGTATACCATACAGCATTTTGCCAACAGGGCCGCCGCGCGTGTCGGTATGTCCAAAGCGGCCATGGCCATGTACACCGCACAGCAGGCCATGAACTCCAACCGCAGGATGCTTAGCAAGCTTAAAGCCTACAACGAGGTTGTTAAACAGGGCATTGACCCGTTCAGTAAAGACGCTGATAAAAACATAAAGGCCCGCTTCAGGAACTTTACAGCTGATGATTTGGCTAAAGCCAGAGAGCTTGAGAGAGAAACGAAGCAGGGCGGGAAGGATACCAATGCCTATGCCATGTCGCATAACCCGTTCTACTCTATAAGGTGGGACAGGCTTATGCGTATGCAGTTCAGCCGGAGTGAAGCTGAACGAAACATGTATTATGCCATTACAAGCTCAGCCGCGCATGGCGGCGGCCTGTCTTTCATCGCTCCCAGAATTGATTCCAATGGCAAGTATGTCCATGACAAAGACGGCAACGTATCCTACGTCCGTAGGTTCATACAGTTCAACGCATCATACAGTGATGAGAAGAACAACATTACAGGTACCAAACTAAACGATGCCCTGACCTCTGTACTGCGTAACGATGAACGGCTGAATTACCTTGCCAAAGCTACAGCCCTGATGGGCCATTCCTGTACAAGTCTCAACATTGGGTTCGCTCCCTGCAACGGCGCGCGTGACCTTATGGAACGCGGCGTTAACATGGCTAACCGTGACTACGTTGACAGCTATGGTCAGCATGTTCCCGGATATAAACTGCTTGCCGGCTATGTAAGCCAGCTCCCCAAGGCCTTTAACGCAGTGATACATCAGGTCACAGGCAGGCTTGACCCCAACAGTGAGTACGGGGAGTATTTCAAAGAGTTTACTGACGCTGGTCTGCACTACACTTACTCACGTGCTATCGGTAAAGAGAGCACTTCCCTTATCAATAACATTGATAACCTCAACAAGTTCTATGCTGATAAGAAGAACGCCCAGACGGAGAAGACAATAGACCGCATCGCCTCCCGTTTCGGTGAAATGCGTGAGATTGTTTCCAAATGGATATACGCATGGAACGATGTCTGGAACCTTACACCGTCACTGGCACAGTACGTGGCCATGCGTAAACGCGGTATTGAGCCATCCCAGACAGCCAACGCTGTATCGGAAGTTATGGACCAGAGCCAGACAGGTCAGTACACAAACGCTCTGCGTATGTTCTTCCCCTTTACCAACCCCACACTTCAGGGCGCGCGTGCCATGCTCCGTACCGTGGGGCTCGCTCCGGGCGCGGACGGTGGTTTCCATATGTCATACAGGGGTATGGCTACGTTCGTAGGCCTTACCGCTGTGGGCAACATGCTGTACAGCTTTGCCCGTGAGTCTTTGGGACAGGATGAGGATACAGGCGCGTATCGTATTGACTCTCTGCCTATCAGCGACCTGTGCCGGTATATCCCCATACCGACAAACGATAAGGGCGACTATTTCAAAATGCCAATTGGCTTCGGTATCGCCCAGCTTGCGTCCAGTATGGCAATAGCTATGGACAGAATGGAGCGCGGTATCGCGTCTGCTGAGGATGTCATGCCAGAATTTATGGCCGCTATTGCCAAGCAGATGTCCCCCGCTGACACCCCCAGCTATAACTTCTCTATGTCTCCCGCTACGTGGCTTATGCAGGTTCTCTCCCCCGCGCTTCTCCGTCCTATAGAAGATGTCGCTGTTAACCGTAACTATAAGGGACGGCCTATTACTTATTACAGCGCCAGTGAAGGGGCCTATACCTCAGCGGCGGATTCCGGATGGGCTACTACTGCCCCAGTATATAAGAACCTCGCTAAGGAGATTCTCCAGACTACCGGTATTGATTTCGCCCCGGAACAGCTCAAAGCCCTGCTTCGTGGATATGCCACGGGCTTCCTGAGATTCATCCCCTCGTATATTGATGCTGAGAAGAACCCTGCCAACAATCCTGAAAAGGGCATGTACAACAAGCTCGGCCCTGTGGCCTTTGGACTTGGCGGTACTATGTACAAAGGTGAGATTACTGACGTAGGCCGCAGTCTGTATGACAGGTATAAGGCAGAGATTATGTCCCGTGTCAGACAGGAAGGCGTTGTCCTCAAGACAGGCAACAAGAAGATTACAGCCAAGCCTGAGAAATACAGGGCGTGGCGTGTCAGTCAGCTTCGCAATGCCGGATGGGATGACCCTGATATTATAAAGGTTCTGACTATTCTGGATACTGACAGCGGAATCAAAAAGGCACAGCAGGGAACCAAGGAAAAGATTGCCCGTCTGATTGACCTTGACGATGACGAGGGCTTGAAAGAGCTGTTCCGTGTCCGGTATGAAAATCAGAACAACGCATATAATAGGGCAGTTGCAGTACTGTCACAGGAATAAACCATGATTGTCTACCTTACTCAGGGAGTATCCCGTATAGCGTTCCGGATAAAAACATACGACCAGTCCCAGCTTGTGGACTGGCACGGGCTTCAGCTTCTCATCATAGCAGGCGAAGCAGGACAGCCCTGTGACTGCGGCGTGGGAGGTTCACCATGGTTCTTCTATGGATGCTGGCCCGGAGTCCGTACAGGAGAAGACATAGCCAACACCAGACCGGCTGACGTTCCTGTAATGTGCTTCCCTGCGTTCAATACTGACAACGAAGGACGTGTGATATTCCGCATCGGTGACAAACTCAGTACTATACCCCCCGGACGATATACCGGGATTATCCGGCTCGTACCCAAAATGAAACCTCTTAATATGGTTCCATTGTACTCACTCGGTAAATCACCCGAACCGGAGAAAGCCATACTGCCCCCTGAATTTGCGTTCGGGGAAATGAGCTGTTCTGATACACCGGAGCCCAAACCTGAACCCAAGAAACCGGAACCTGCCTGCTGTACTCTGGCAGTATTTGATATAGACCTCGGCCCTGAGTGCTCTGACCATTTCATTGACCAGACCGCTGTCACGCTGATGCTTAATAACTGCACCATGGAGATTCAATAATGGCCATCCATAGTAAAGATATAGAAGGATGCGGCATCTGTACCGAAGGATGCTCCACCCCGTTTGTCATCCCCACTGGAGCCGAGCCCGGTCAGGTTTTGACCTACGACCCTGACAGTATCTTCCAGCTCAAATGGAGTGACGCCATCAAAGGCGAGAAAGGAGATAAGGGAGATACAGGCAAAGAAGGCGCCAAGGGAGATAAGGGCGAGAGAGGGGAACAGGGTGTACAGGGACTGCGTGGAGAGCGTGGAGAGCGTGGCCCTGAAGGAGCCAGAGGCCCGCAGGGAGAGAAGGGAGAGAAAGGCGACAGGGGCCCTGAAGGAGCCAGAGGCCCGAAAGGGGAGAAAGGAGAAACAGGCCCGCAGGGACCGCGGGGGCCGATAGGAGAGACAGGGCTTATGGGCCCGCAGGGACTCCCCGGAGAAAGGGGAAAGCAGGGCCCGGCAGGGCCGCAGGGGCTTCCGGGAAAAGACGCTGACACGTCCGCACTGGAAGCACAGATACAGGAACTTGAAGCCCGTGTCACTGCGTTGGAGAATAAATAATGAGTATGACATCAGAATTTTTCACAGCATTTCTCACCGCCCCGCTTGAGGAAAGTGGGAAATATATCACGCTCACAAAAGAAGCCACATCTGACCTTGCCTCTATACTCAAAGACAGCGGCTCATATATTTATCTGACACTGCGGGATGACGCGAATATAGAGACAGTAAAGGCTCATCTGGAACAGGGCGTCCTTATAGTTGACAGAGGCCTGTCCGGTACTGAAGCAGTGAAACATCCTATCGGTACATGTGTTTCCTCTGTCTCACCTACAGTCATAGCGGTGATTAAAGACCTGATATGCAACTATGACTGTTGCGAAAGCGGCGACTGCCCCAAGACTCCCGCTGAATTTCTGTCCGTTTATACGCCGTCTGGCTCTACAGGTACCGCTTATCGTGGTACCATAGATTTCACAGGCACTGACCCTGTACAGGTTACTGTATCAGGCGCGCCAGACTGGCTCACTGTTACCCGAACCGGAAGCAGTCTTATACTTAGCGGTACTCCAGCGTCCTCTGGAGATGTCACGTTCAGTATTGCCCTGACCAATCTGAACGGGACAAAGACCGCGGTTAAGACAATCACTTTCAGCATCGGGTAAGCCGCCCCGCCCAGCGGCTTTATGATAGTCCCCCGTACTGGTTCCGGCTCCTCCAGTACGGGGGATTTTTAGGAGACTGATATGAACATAAGACTTGCTGGTCTCATCCCAGACAGCATAACTGACGGCCCCGGTATCCGCTATGTCGTATTCGTTCAGGGATGCCGGCACAACTGCCCCGGCTGTCATAACCCCAAAACCCATGATTACGCAGGCGGGTTTGATATGCCGTTAAAAGAACTGTACGAGAGAATAGCGCACGCCTACCTTATAAGCGGGGTCACTTTCTCAGGCGGTGAACCGTTCGACAAGGCGCTCCCTCTTACTCTTCTGGCCCGTACCATTCACCAGAAACTTCATCTTCCGATTATATGCTATACGGGCTACACACTGGAAGAGCTTGTACAGAAAGCCCGTACCCGTACAGATATAAGGGGTCTGCTTACCAGTATAGACACACTGATAGACGGCCCTTTCATACAGGAGAGGAAGAGCCTTGACCTTGAGTGGCGTGGGTCATCCAATCAGAGGATAATTTCAGCCGCGGAGATTAAGACTTCCCTGAAGGCGTGATGTAATCCAGCCGGTCAAGGTCATCCTTGTCAAGACGCCACACTCTGATGCGGGCTGACGGGATGGTAGATACGCCCTTGCCGAGATTAATCCGTTCTTCCTTTATGTGGAAGCCGTCAACGCGCAGGGCTTCAAGCACGGTGCCGGGAGATGCGTTATTCTTCTGGCACCATTCTTTCACAGCCTTGCTGGATATGTACAGCACCCTGTTACGAATCTCATAACGTGACAGGATAACCCCGTTATTGGGCCTGTACTTCACATACTTGTCAGGCATGACAAGATTGCCGGGGTCTGGCTCATTAGGAAGCCTGTTAGCACCTGAGACAACCAGCGTACTGCGGCTCATATCCTGTATCACATCGCCGAAAGCAACAGCCCACTTTGTCTCAGCTTTGCATGTAGCCTTGCGGTTGTACGGGACAAAATCTTTGAGAACCCACTTCTCAAGAGCGTCCATATCGTAATCAAGAAGCCCGAACTCTACGGCCCAGCGTCCGGCTTTCAGGGCTATGGCAAGAGCGTTCGACATGAAACGCTCTTCCTGATAGAAGCCGTTGCGGCGTCCCCAGTCTTCAACATAATTACGCAGGGATACCAGCCGTTCAGGGTACTGGAAGAGCTTGATTAGAAATTCCGGCCCGGCGATACCGTAGTTCTCATCATACAGCTTGGCGCATTTCTGGATAAACTCACGAATCTTGGGGTTGTCGTATCTGGAGAAGTTGCACCGGTACTCCATGATACGCTGGAGTGTGGCGCTTGTATCAGTATGATAACGGGCAAGGCATTCCTTTACTGACTTGTTAGCCGTCAGGAACGTGCATGTGGCCCACCGCCCTGTACGGATAAACTCAGCACCCGATGCACGGAGTTTGTTCTTCTCCTTACCGGAGGAAATAACAAAGGCCAGATTGGAGAGGTCTTCATCAGTAAGGTCAGTAACCTCATCCATACAGGCAGGCAGGTTGTTCAGCACAGACATGCGCCTGCACCGTGCGGTAATGGACTCATCCTTAGAGAAGAACATCTCTTTCGGATTGCCCCATACAGAAGCGCATGACTTCAAAAGCTGAGACTTGCCACAACCTGTTTCGCTTGACCATATGGACAGCATGCAGTTGTTGGCGTCACCGCCGCCTATCTCCATGAGAGGAGCGGCGAAAGAAAAACACATGGCTAACTGACCTAGTTTCTGGTCCAGTGCCCTGTACATCTTCGGAACGAAAGACCACTTCTCCACAGTACCGGCATGGCCGCACATCTGCGGAATAGAGGTACGCGCGATACCACCAAAGGCCACAGGGTGAAGTCCTGTAGACATCACGGCACCAGCGCCAGTCACAAACCCTTTATGCTTCTCTTTTGATACAGGGTCAGTAATATCCTGCCATCCCAGATGGTCATACGATATACGTTCCTTCGGGTCAGTTTCCACTTTGGATAGATAGGCATTTATCAGCATATTCATAACCCGTGTGTCACAACGCGGGGTAAGCGGAGCTATACCAGCGTTGAGAAACCACTTATTAACATTCTGTCCGCTGTCTTTGTCGCAGTCAAAATGGACAGTCTCACACCATCCAGAGGGGCGTTCCACCCTGAAGACGTGCATACGATGCGGACGCTCGGCGTCATCTATATAGACTTCGCTTCGTATGTAATAGAGGCGGCTCTGGAATATCCGCACGTCTTCAACGACCTTCTCTTTCGGGTCAAACGGATACCAGTGAATCCCATCATCCAGTACAGAGAAATGAGAGTGGTCATCAGCGTCATTAAGAGCCGTGTAACCACAGTCCTTATCCCAGTCCGGAATAGTGATATGACTGTCATTCTGCGGGGGGACAACAGGCTTTGATATTTCCGCCTGCCTCGAATGCAGGATACGATGTAAAGACGCCGGGGAATTTAGGACAGCGGCGTACTTACAGCCTTTGCACCCATCAGGATTGTTCACCCTGAATACATCACAGCGGGCCGGTCTGTCAGGATAAGCCTCGTAAAAACGCTTCTCGGTGTCTGCCTCGTTATACTTCTCAGGGCATGCACTGGACAGAACCTTAGCCACAGCAAGCCCGTTCTTACAGCGGCGAAGAACAGACATAGCGGCAAACCAGTTTGGATAAGACTGGCTCCCCATTGTCATTATCTGATTGCAGTTGCGCGCAATCTCTACGCCGTCATACACGGGCTCTTCGGGCCCCATCCCAAAGAAATCCTGCGGGGAAGCGGGAGCCTGTACGGGAGGGCGCTGTACCGGGGCGGGAACAGATATGTTTCCAAACGCTTCAGGGTCATACGTCTTGCCGGTATTCAGAAGTACAGATACCGTGGTTCCGGACTTTTGATGTATCGTTCCGGGGATACGGAGAACACTCGAAATATCCCTAGCCCTCGACCTGTCTACATCCAGATTGTGCTCGGTGCAAAGCTGGAGGAAATTACCCGCAAGCTGTTTCCACTCCGCTGAGTTCACATCCCTGTTAAAAACCCAGTAGACATGCAGACCCTTTCCAGAGGAAACTATGATACTAGGCTTAAGACCTGTATCTTTGCTGAACTGCACCAGTGTCTGAAGGGCTTCTTCTCTGGTCTGATACCGGCAGCCAGCTTTGGCTATATCAAGGTCAGCCCAAAGACACCTTGCACTGCGGGCATTGTTAGCCTTCCGCCCCGGTACATAAATATCAAAAGATGCCATGGCCATGTAGGTATCATAGCCATCAGCACACAGCTCACTGCTTTGTTTGATTATAGCACCAACGCTATCAGCCCTGAGCGATACACGCTCATTATCCCCTCTGAGCCCTAGAATATAATACGTCTGTTCCGGCCCGAATGTCCCGCTCTTTATTGGGGGAAGTATCGCCGAGAGAAATTCTGTACTGTTCATAAACACCCCTTTTGCCAGTTGGAGATACTGGCCTGCCTGATGAGAGTCCCGACCCGAGAAGTCTCCAGCGCATTAGTCCGGGAAGAGGTGCACCCATGACCATGCTCATCTCGGGGCGGGACTCTTAGCAGGCAAACCTTTGTGTGTAAGAAACCTATCAGGCTCACACGGAAAAAGCAATAGTGTTATGGGATTTCCCGGCCAGTCCGGAGCAATCGGACTGGCCGGCATATATCAGTTAGAAGCTCAGCTCGTCAAGGAGCGCCTGCACATTGTTCGCAACAGGCCCTTCGTCAGGAGCCGGAGCGGCCTTTGCCGTATTGTGAGAGGCAGTTTCAGTCTTGCCCTGACTCATAGCCGCCTCAGCCTGATCCAACAGGCTACGCATGGCCGCGTCCTTGGCAGGCTCAGCATGGGGAACCGCGGTCTTCACTTCCTTCTGTACAGGAGCGGGCTTGGGTGCCTGCACCGGAGCGGTGGGCTTGGGAGCGGGCTTGGGAGCGGGCTTGGGTTCCTGTACCGGGACGGCATTCTCATTATCGTCACCGTAAGTGAGCTTCTCCCTGACAGTCAGGAGCTCACGGGTTCCTTCAGAACAGGCCGTCTCATAGACCTGCGACATAATATCAGGATTAAGGAATGCCAGATGGTTGTTCCTGTCGAAGTAGGGACGGAACATGACCACACCCGACACAGAGACAGTCGGGTCAAGGACAATCTGCGTCAGGAACATGCTAGGCGTGACCTGAATATTACCGACTGAGTACTGCTGACACAGGTCACGAAGCCCAGCCCATTTGAACATGTTCTGCTGAGGGAGCCCGTTCCCGTACAGGGACATGGCCGTCACATCCAGAATATAAGGATGGTCACAGTCCAGAACATTGGTTCCGTTGAAATTGCGGAGAAGCACAAACGCAAGCCTCTTGCGAATCTGGAAACCCCAGCGGAGCTTGCCGCCGCGCATGACCTTGTGCCTGTATTCTTCAGGCAGGGCATCGGGGAAGACAGTACAGGCAGAGTCAATTTCCCAGATAAGGTCAGGCGCTTCAGGCTCCTGACCGGGGGCATAATCACGCTCATACCAGACAGCATAGTTGCTCTTTGCCGCGCCGACAAAGACACCAGCAAGTTCGTTTGCCGGAATAGCAGTAGAGGAACCGCCGTCAAGCAGTTCAAAATCCGTCTTGCGAATCCTAATCCTACGCTGTCCGGCTCCGCCCATACCGGCAAAGGCATCTTCATATGATGCCGCAAAGGTCTTGGTAATCTCTTCAGGGAGCTGAGAAAGACTGGAAGAACTGACAAACATGGAATCCATGGAAACGGGAGGATTAGCCATTATAAACTCCTTAACTAAGCCTTGGTTACAGAGAGAACATCCTTATCCGCTTGACACTCCCCACGGATAAATCCGGGGGATTCTTGGTTCGACGACCACTGCGCCGCATCCTAGGACTTGGCGTCTTACAAGATCTCCCCAAGCGTGAATTTCCGTGTGCCCCACGGTACTTTTGCTATGCTAGGCTGCCTTGGCTTTGCGCCTTATATAAACTCCTTAACTAAGCCTTGGTTACAGAGAGAACATCCTTATCCACATAGGCGATACCAGCCCCGGCGCATGCGGTATTGTACCCTTCGTCCTCGGGAGAAAGGTTCAGCGCATCGTGCATGTACGCCTCAATATTCTCCTTACTCGGACGGCGCTGGAACATCAGTCCATCAGAAATCTTCCGGCCTGACTTCAGCGCCAGAATCATCTGCTTGAACATGGTCATGGATAATGCCTCAATATCTGTTATTTCATAGTGGTGAGTAGTCCGTGTAGTCAACCGTGCTACTCCGGGGATGTTACAGGACTTCAGACCATCAGCACTCATAAGCGCCATAATCTGGTCTGTCAGTTCCTTCTCTTCCCCATTCCTGATTTCATCTGCCTGACTTTCAAGCTCAAGCCTTCTGGCTCTTACCTGTACGAGACGCGCGGCAAGTTCGTTCAAACCTGACATAGTATAACCCTCCACAGAAATTCAGTTACTCACAATTTAAACAGAAATACTCCACAGCCCAAGCGATAAAGTCCTCCTTCTTGTAGCAGACCTTCCTTCCTACCTTTACTATAGGGGGGCCCATTTTCTTGAAGTCAAGATTAGTCATAGTCCTGTAGCTGATAATCCCATTAGTCAGCTCCTTAATACTGGCACGGGGGAAAAGAGGCGGTAGGTTTTTCTCAAGAAATTCCTTCAACTCTTTTCCTGAGTCTCTAGCTGTTGTGCTCATTCTTCAACTCCTCAAATAGTGTAGATACTGTTTGCCCTAGTTCTTTACCTTCGTCAAGACTTTTGAAAGATTTTTCTTCTTCCGGAGAAGATAAAATCCGGATGACTGAAATCTTCGGCGCCTTCTGTTTGGCAGAGCTCAGGCGTTCAAGAGCCTGTGCATAGATGAACCCGCCCAGCATCGGCGGCCCGTTGAAAATCATGGTGTCAGCGGCGGAAAGTTCCACGCCGAAAGCCGTTGTCGTAGGATGACATATCAGTACTCTAGGGTCAGGTGCGTACTGGAAGTTGTGCAGAAGCTCGGCCCTGCTCTTCGCCGACACACCGCCATCTATGATACCCACGGAGAACCCGGCGTTCTTCAGCTCTTCCGCCAGCAAATGATTCGAGAACACAAAGACCCCAAAGATAACAACCTTATGGCTTGTCTCATTGATGCAGTCGATTATTGTGTCAGTACGTTGTTTGTGCTGTAACGGTACAGGCATGCCGTCTATTGTCACGAACCCCTGCGCCATCTGCATCATCTTCTGGAAAAGCACGCCGCCGTTCGCCGCTGTAATTGTAGCGCCGCTGTCCAGTATAGCCACAGCCTCGGCCTTCAGGTCATCATGGACTTTCTTCTGCTCAGCGCTCATGGAGCATCGGCGGGTCTGAGTGACAACAGGCGGCAGGTCAATAACGCTGGACTTCGCGAACCGTATCGCCGGTTGCAGTGTCTCATATATACGGGACGCGGCATTGGGAGACGGCTTCCGCATGAAAGGCTCAGGCCCATACTGGTATGTCACAAGGTCAAGCCAGCCTGTTTTAGTACGACATGGCAGCCTGCTCCGGTTAATCATCCGTGCCATGCCGTATACAGCCTCGGGATTGTCAGCGGGGGAACCTGTAACGCCTACCGCATACCGGAGATTCAGCTTGTTAACAATGTTGTCCAGAGCTTTGAAACGCTGACTTGATGAATTGCCTACATGGGTCAGCTCGTCAATGACAATACCGCCGATACGCTTCTCCAGTACTGCCTTTGCAAAGGCCTTCCCTGAAATCCTGATACTGTCATAGTTAGTGACATAGAAATCAGCCGGCGTTTCCAAAACATGTTCTCTTCCTTTGCCATGCACTCTGACAATCCGCGCGCCCGGAAGAGTCTGCTCGATACTGTCTATCCACACACTGTCTATTGTTGTTACAGTAGTGACAATGAGAAACCCGCCTGTTACCTCAGCGTGCCTCTGGAGATAATCCATAGCCAGAATCAGACTTCCGGTCTTCCCTGTACGGGGGTCAGACAGAACATAACACCTCGGGTGAAGAGTGATGAATGAAGCGGTCTTCAGCTGGTGCTTCATCGGGTTGTACCGGCCCTCAATGAGCGGGTGTCTGTCAGACATGAAAGGTGTAATGTCAGTAACATCAGCACCGAGATTAGCGGCTATCATACAGCCGTCACCGGTATGGGGCACGGCAAAAAGAGTCTTGTCAGTATAATCTTTGTAAACGATGCCCGGTACTGACTTGCCGGTCTTTATTACTTTTGGGTCACTGACTCCCAGATATATCCAGTTGTCATCACTAAGAACTGTTATATCAGACGTCTCCATGCTCCACCTCTTTCAGTATACTGTCCAGCTCACCAAGGTTATGCTCGTTAATAACAAGCACGAACGCTCCGGCGGAGCGCATACGGCTATGCTCTAATGACTGCAACGCCGTTGGCTTGTTGGTTCCCGCCTTGGCTTCTATCCCGATTAATCTGCCATGGAGACAGGCGATATAGGAAAGTCCAGCCTGTTCGGCTGCCTCAGCCAAACGGGATATTCGTGTACCTTTCTTTGGCATCTACGGCCTCCAATGCCTTAGCAACATCTTCGATGTTGGTTTCGTTCACTATCAGTGCACAGCCTCCCGCCTTGTAGATGTTTCTAAGCTCAAGTATTTGCAATGCGGTAGCTTTGTTCCGTCCGGCCTTCGTCTCGATACCAATCAGAACTCCACGATAGCAGCAGAGAAAATCAGGAACACCATTGCGTGAACCAATACCTGTTCCTATAGGCATATACCACCACGCTCCCGACTCCTGCAAGATTTTTTTGACCCTAGCCTTTACCTTTCCTTCCGGCGTTAACGCCATGTGCTTTCCTCCTACAGTCCGCACTCCGTCTTGCCATTGAAATCACAGAAGCGGCAGAACCTGTTCCTGACTGGCAGGAAGCAGTTATCCCGTATGGCAGCTTTCATATCCCTCATGGTATCAACCACATCCTGTACAGGAAGAAGCCCACGGGACATGTCAACGACACCCTCGACACGCTCACCAATATCAACATACTCATATGAGTAGCGGATGACATCCTTGCCATAAATGAGATGTACGAGCAGAGCTTCAACACGCAGCTGGAAATCTTCAGTATCCCATTTCTTACCCGTCTTAAGGTCAATGAGCCACGGGTCGCCGTCATCGGGGAGAATAAGCGTATCAGCTTTTGCCCTGAGAAGAGCGTGCCCATCCCACCAGTCGTTAGTAGGCTTAAACTTGTCCGTAACGACAAGTTCTTTCTCAATAAGAAGCTGTCCCTTTATACCCCTCACGGTATCAATAAGGTTCGACACATAAGAAGTATCAAGCTTGTCATCCCAGTGAGTCACGGACTGCATGCCTTTGCAGAAAGCTTTCTCAATATCCCCATGAACAATTGTGCCACGGGATTTCTGAACGCTGGCTTTCCACTTAATTTCTTTCGTTATGGACTGTGCCTGAAACCTGCGGGGGCACGCTCGAAAAGAAAGAATATTTGAAGGTGAAAAAACAAAACCCATAATTACTTCTCCTAAGCTATGCAGTAATCCTTCCCTATCTCAGCTTCACATGCGACAGGGAAATCACCCAGCCAATCCGGTACACTGGACATACAGGATTCCATTACGGACTTCGTATGCTCTGCCTCATCTTCCGGACAAATGGCAAGGAATGAGTCATGGATATTGGCGATAAGCCGTATCCCCTGTTCTGTCATACGACAAGCCTGCCATTGTAGCAAGGCAAAAGCAAGGTACTGGCACAGATTTTCCGCAAGCGCCCCGCCGTATATTTTCGTTTTCAGTTCCGACTTCCCCTTCACTCTGGTATAGTAATACTCCTCCCTGTTATTCTTCTCAGACACCTCACAGGAAAGTTTGAAATACCTCAGAGTGTACTTATTCGGTCCAATGATAGTAGGTACATCGTCCCTCCCGCATATAGGGGCTACGCTGTACTGGAAGATATTATCATTGGGGCCGCCGAACTCTCCGGAGTACCCAAGGTACAACGCTTTAATGACTGTCTGACACGTATCCCAGAAAGCCACGATGTTCGGATTACTGGCACGGTAAACGTTATGAGCATGATGGGCCATCTCGTAATGCTGGTCAATGTCACTGCTCAGACGCACACCCTGACGAAGCAAAGTGTCCGCGTACTTCCTCCAACTAACACCATAGCCACAGTTATGAACTACAAGTGCACCATGTTTAGTTCGTATAGTAAACCTATGATTCGGCCCTGCGTTCAAGAGATCGTATACGAGCTCTGAGTTTTTCAACCGCGGCTCCGCACTTGGAGCATCCGCATAAGTATTACCCCCGTCCCCTATCGTCGAACGCCACCATATCTCTAATGACGCGGCCCCTGTACGAAGTGCCCGGTTCAAGTATGAGCGTGTCTGAACGCACACACTTGCCTGCTCCCATGAAAAGCCGCTTAAGACCATATGGTCTGGAGTCATCCTTACTCCATCCACATCTATCGTGTTCTTCTCGCCATTGCATACAAGTCCTTGGTGAGCTACCCATTGTACACCGTCCCACAATTTATCGTCTTTCGACACCGCAACTATAGGCTTCCACCCATTATTTGTTAGTACCTCTGTATCACCTGCAAGGCAGGAAAGAATACCGGTTTTGCCAACGTTCCTGTACGCTTTCAGTTTCTTGTCTCCGGACTTCGCGCCCTTATGAATCTTCTCACTCGGAATCTGGAAAATCTTTTCAGCAAGGTCAGCATAAGGGTCAGCCCCTCTCCTAAACGCGTCAACCAGCTCGGTCTCGTTAGCGACATAAGCAAGAATGCGCGCTTCAATCTGACTTGAGTCGCAGGCCACAAGGGCCATGCCTTCCGGTGCCTGTACTGCTTTCCTCAAAGTAAGCTGACTCGGGTCACGCTTGCTCAGGTTCTGAAGGTTGAGCTTGTCACTGCTCCCCTCGGAGTTGCCAGCCGTATACCGTGACGTGTGAGCCTTGAACGCATTGAGCATAACGGGCATCGGCCTGCCGCTCTTGGCCAGCGCATGGAACGTCTCAGCCCGTGACCTCTGGATACTGGAGTTGTTCTCCAGTCTCGTCCGGACAAGAAGAGCCACGCGCTCATCAGCGTCAGAAGCCATGGCTACGAAATCCAAATCAGACTTAGCCAGAGCCGGAGTATAAACCGCGTAATCCTCTTCGCTAAGATTAGTCTTCCCCTCAGCTTCCAGCTTTTTCCGCTTCGTCTCTGACTTCGCCACGCTGTATTTCATAGGCGGCTTGCGTCCAAGAAGCTCAAGCATCTTGACAAAAGAAGCAGAAGAACGAATCGCTTTCAGGAAGTCCTCATCTGATTTGAACATGAACATCCTGTTAATATCATTACGCGCCTTAGTGACCTTATCCGAAAGCTCATTCAGGTACGCAGTAAGCATATCATCGTCAAGCCTGAGTACAGGATTGCATGCCATCCTGGCAGTTATGGAACTGAAGAGCAGAGCATCAGCAGTCACGAAAGGAAGCATGGCTTTGAAGCTCAGGAAACACTGCTCCGTATCATTGCGGCAGTACTGGATGAATGCTATACGTTCGTCAGGCGTGAAATCTTCCGGCCATTTCCGGCCATCTGAAATCACCGTACCTTCCACCTTCTCGCCACACTGGAAAAATTTCGCCATGGATTTAAGTGACTCATTCTGGATTCGTGATACCCCTGTCCACCGTTCCATGCACATGGTATCTATGGCAATCCTCGGAACCACATGATAAATCTCTGAGAGAATAAGGAAGTCAAACCCATTCCCATTGTGGGCAACAGTCACCACGTCCGGGGCATCGAGCTTAAGAGCGGCAAGCACGGCGGGAATATTATCGTGTTCCGCTACCCGTACCCTATCATACGTCATCGTACTGGCATCCGTGACAATATAACTCATGAGCTGAGCGGAAAACCTGCTGTCCCTGATATAGGATATGGGACCCATCTTGGTAAGAGTGTAGCCGTCTTTTGTCGAGAAGTACGACTCGAAATCGAGTGCAACTAGTCTCATGTTTAATGCACCTTGGTTAAACCATTCCATACATTATGAATTGTTTGCTGACACTTATTAAACTGTTTTGCCAATTCCTTGGCTGGAACATCACGATGTTGTAGTATGTAAAGTATTTGCTCATTGCTTAACCACCGACCAGTTCTTCTAGATACATCATGCGCCTTTTCAAAACCACGCATACAATTTTCATACATGGTAATCCATCGACAGTTACTTGGCTCATAGTTGCCATCGCTGTCTATACGGTCAATGGTCAAGTCGTTGCTGTATCCAGTAGTCTCAGCCCATGCTTTGAAGTTGGCAAACTTCGTCCATTCGGCACAGACTTCGACGCCTTTACCACCGTAATATTTCCAGCAGGCAATGTTCGGATTGTTGCAGCGGGCAATCATGTCTGCCCATATCTGAAAAAGCCTCTGCTTGGCATTTTTCTCACAGCCACAGGATGTGATTCTGCCAGTAGTAAGCAGCGTGCCTATGACAATGCGTTCCTTTCCGCAATCGCAGCGGCACAGCCACCGCACCTTTCCCGAATTATTCTTAGGCGCTTCGGCAACCACAGTCAGCTTGCCGAAGCGCCTGCCCATGAGGTTCATCTTTGCTGGCATAGCGCCCTCCTTGAATAGACGCTATACCAATTTGGATAATGAGTCAACTAGAACGGAATCTCGTTCATGGCCTGCTCCGGCGTCTCTACGACGGGAGCCTGCGCTTCCTGCGCCGCCTGCTCGACCATGGCCACGGGGTCCTGCACCTTCTTGGCACGGGGACGTCCGCGTCTCCGCTTCTCCTGCATATGCACAAGCGCAGCCTCAAGACTGTTCAGCCGGCTAACATGGTCATCCGTATCCACAAACAGTTCCTGTACCTGCTTGATGAGTTCCTGTACGTTTTCCTCCAGCATATTAATACGCTCTTCAAGAGACGTATCTTCCTTCTTCAGATTGTTCAGCCCGTCAATCAGACGGGGGAGAACAATCTTCATCATCTGTTCCTGAAATGTTGCCATAATTACACCTCCTTAAAAATAGCCTGAAGACAACTCGGCGTACTTTTGCGTACCGTCTCACAGAACTGCCACCATTCAGGCAGACGGTGATGTTTCCTCTGCCTGTAGATGTTCTTCAGAACAGCGTAGTTTGCCGTCCACATCCGCCGCTGGAGCCAGCCTGATGGAAGAATGTTTTTAAGCATCATGAAATCCGCATCACTATGGGAAACCCTGTATCTGTTGAGTACAGCGTTCAACTCATTAAGGATTTCATCTGGAATATTACGCTCAAACATATCCTGGGTAATCTTGGGTACAGAGCCAAGGCTGTGCATGGTACTCTCACTCTGAGCCGTAGTACCAACCTTGTACGTATCCATCTCGGACCACCAGTACAGGGGAGCCTGTATGTTATAGCACACGGGAATCTGACGGAGGAACTTGTCCTCACCATTGCCAATACCCGCGAGCCTTTTCATTACAGTCTCTAATCTTTCATCCAGTTCCCCGGGAATATCGTCTATATTTTTCCCGGACGTCAGCCCATATGACAAACCCAGTCCGTATTGTGCGTAGCGCATCCAGTACTGACCATAATCGATAACATCAATCTGCACTTTTCTTCTCCTTTCCCAGCCGGTAGCTTGCTGACGCAATGTCATACCCTACGAACATCCGCTTGGGAAGCCAGCGTCCGCATTCATATCGTGCCATACAGCGCATGAGCTCCGGAAGCCTCTCCAGTACATGGAAGGGCTCATTTACCCCAAGCTTCATCTGATGTGACAGGAAGACAGTATAGTCTTTCTGGTCTGATGTCGAGAATCTTTTTACTATTTTTGCCAAAGTATCTTTGTCATGCCTGAGATAGTATGCCGTTAATATGTGGGCGGCGGCACGTATACCGTACTCAGGCGAAGAGAAAATGACAAAGCCCCTGCGGTCAACCCCGACCTGACCTTTCCACTTCTCCCCATTAGGCAAAGCTTTGATGTTCAGGAAGTTAATGTTCCTGTCAGCCAGCTTGTTGTCAGGTTTGAGCCCGTCATGCTTAGCGATATAAACCGGAA